TGAGTAGTAGTAGTTGTTGCTGGTGCCTGAGTAGTAGTTGTAGTAGTTGTTGCTGCAGTTGTAGTTGTAGGTGCTGCAGTTGTAGTTGTTACTGGTGGATCAGAAAATACTGCTGTTATTGTTAAATTACCATTACATGTAATTGTTTGTCCTGCAGAGAAGTTAGGGTAAGAGTCTGCAAAAGTACAAGAATCTGATTGAACATAATATCCAAAGAATCCACCCATACCAGGTCCTGGTGTTGGAGTAGTTGAAGGTATTGTGTATGAACCAGTATGCGTTGTATTTGGAGGGCAAACAGATCCAGAATTACAATTATATGTTACATTGAAGAATGTTTGAGAACTTGAACCTTCGTAAATATCTCCATATGCAATCCAAGAATTTGTTCCAACTTTTAATAGTGTTGCACTGCCATACTGACTATCAATATACATCTGTGAGTTCTTGCTATTAACTGTCACTCCATTTACTGGAACAAGCGTAGTTCTTCCTAATCCCATTTCAACTATAGTATATTTATATCCAACAGGAATTTCAACTAAAGAATTTAGCGGTATCACTAAATTCATTGCAGAAGAAGTAGAAAGCAAAATTGTTTTATTTACATCTAACGGGTCTAAGGTAAATCCAGATGTTTTTGTTACTACGGTGTTATTGTTTAATAATTGTGGCTCAAGATCAAACCTTAAATCAACAGAGTTCCAATCAATACCATCTCCTGCAAGATCAGGGTATCCTCCAGTAGCACCATTAACAGCATTAGTTATTGATGTAGTTACAAATGCTTGTGTTGCTAGGTTTGCTGTATTTGCTATACCGTGGACATTTGTGGTTGCTGAATTATGTGCTGTAATGGCAGTATTTCTATTTGTTGTTTCTACAGCAATTGCAGCATTTCTGGCTATTACCTCTGCTGCGTCTGCATCTACAAGGTTTTGAAGGTGTTTTGCAATTGATGGCGTTAAAAGAAGGCCAGTACTTGTATTTGAGCCGTCATAAGTATAAGATCCATAGTGATAAAGTCTTAGCGCTGCCTGAATGTCGGCAGCATCTCCAAGTCCAGGGATTTTGGTGTTGAAAAGCCCAGTACCTGTGGGGGTATTGTCAATGTTCTCTTCTGCCACTATAAATCACCTCTTGTCATTATACCACTGTAATAAATAAATGGACACGCTTTGGACCAGCCATAGGCTGCCAAGCGTTGTCAATATATTCTACACCCTTTATTTCAAGTGGTAATGCTAAAAATCCTTGACTAGTTATAAGTTCTTTTACTAGAAGCGTTGTTGATAAAGGACCAGACGAGTCTGAAGCCGATATAGAATATTGAACATTAAATGCTGTTGATGTTGCTGAAGTTATACCAGAAGAACCGTAGATGTCTGCAACATTTATTGGCGGGATTGAAAGTACTCCATTAGCAGCAGTTACATCTTTAATTGATGAGTAATAATTTGTCTTTAGGTTAAACAGTTGTGTCCATTGTGTTCCAGTTGCTGTTGCTACTCTTTGAAAAACTGTCTTATATGTTGTAGATGCTGGATTATAATCAATTGCAATATCTAATGCCTGAAGATCTTGAACTATTGTGGCATTTACATTGGCATCCTGTGGATTTCCATTTGATCCTACAATAATGCTTCCACGATCACCCTGTGGTCCTATATCTAAATCAAGACTGATTGTTTCTGGTCCACCAAATACAGTTAAGTCGTCATTTGATAAAAGAATATCTGCCATTGTGCTCCCTATGGCCTAGTCGCAGCAGTTGCGCCTGTGACCTGATCTGTAACTGTTATTTTCCCTGTTAGAAGTGTTTGAACTAGTGCATAATCTCCAACTCCTGAAGAACCCTTTTCTCTTCTAACCTCAACGTCATAAACATATTCTGTTCCAGCAAGTAATTGCTCTCCTTCTGGAGGTCTGATTGCACACTGAACAAATGTATTATCATCTGAAACTCTAGCAAAACATTCAATTGGAACTCCTGCTGAACCACGAACAGTAGCAATAGTAAACTGTGCTCCATCATATGGTGCTACTGTATCTAGCACATCATCTGGTTGATTAGCAAAATCTGTTGGCTGGTTTCTATAAGGACTTAAGTCAAAAACCGTTCCATCGTTCTTTTTCGGGTAGATACGAAATTCAAAGGTATCACCCTTATAATAGTTAAAGTCATAGGTTGCTGGAAATGCCATGGTTTTATTATACCACGCTGACGTAGACAGAATTGAAGATTACTGATGCATCAAAGTCTGTTCTGATTTGAGGAACTGCTCCATTTCCCCACATTTCATGGTTTTCAATAAATATTTTCTGTGTAACCGAAAGGTTGTAAGTATTTTGATACTTTAAGGATCCTACAAACTGGACAAACTCCTGATCATTGCTTGCAAAATAGGTTCTTAGCCAAACCTCTGTATTGGAACTATATGTTGTTAGTTCAAAGTTGTATGTTACTGATACTTGAGAGCCTTCTTTTATACCGTGGAAGTTTAGTGCTCTCTGGTGGCTATTCCAAAGACTAGTACACCCTTCTGGAAGATATTTTTCATTTTGACTTTTATCTTTTGTATCTAATAAAAGAGTTACCCAACCATCGTCTCCTTGAGAGATACCCAGTTTTGTTGGTTTGTCAATAGTGTTTGTATATGAAGCCCATCCTGCTTGCTGTCCTGCAGATGACAAAGAACTTTGCCCATTTACTCCTGCTGGACCACGATCTCCTTTGGGGCCAGGCTCTCCTTGTGCTCCCTGTAAACCTTGTTCGCCATTTCTGCCATCTCTACCTGCAGGCCCTTGTGGTCCGACTGGGCCAGGAACTGGAAGAAATGAAAGAGCGTTATCTACAGTAGGAGATGCTTGACTTTGTTCTACTTGTGCAGCATATGAAGATTTTTTTGCACCTGGGAAATCCATAGATTTAGAAACGGCCATGTGATTATTATCTCACGATATTATCCAATTATTTTTTGAATAAGTACTGGAAACCTTGTAATTGAGTTAGTTGTTGTCAAAGTCACCCTATAAACCTTTTCGTTTATAGCATCCGCCAGTGTTACTACCTGGGTTGCACCTGGAATGGCAACTGGATTAAGGTACTGGTTCACAACCTTTTGATATGTTGTTGTTGTATTTAATGTTCCAACACTTGAAGTTGGATTAGAAGATATAACATCGCCAGCCAATACTTGTGTATTTGTAAAATAATATGTATTTGAACCAGATAAAGATGCTACGTGTATTGAATAGTAATTTGCATTTAATGGATCAACCTTTATTTGAATTCCTAAATTATCTATTGAAAGAGTTTCATTTGGGCTTAAGAAACCTGAAATTTGAGTTGGCAAATCTCCAAGAGTTGCTACAACTTTGTCTGCATCAGAATAGCCAGATGTTCTTGCGCTATTAATTGTTGCACCACTATATGTATTGATATTTACTGAAGAAGGAACGGCATTTGAAGTAATGGTAACTTCAGGCGCTGCAATAGTTACTGCTCCAGAAGAAGCCTGTAGATATATGTCTGCATCATTAGCCTGTAAAGCAAGATCATTATCTCCTGAATTTATAAGTCCCAAAACTTTAAGGCCACCAAAATTAGTAGGTCCATACAAAGTTCCATCTTCAGCAAACACATCAGTTCCTGGTTCACCTTTTTCTGCAACTAAAAGCCAACCATTTGTTGGTGGGGCGTATGATGAAAATTGTCCATTGGGATGATAGTAAGTCGATCCTTCAAACTCAACTAAAGATCCAGGACCATAGTCAATTCCATTTGCCCATGGACCAGTAAAGTTCCAAAGTGCATCTGCACCATTTGTACCATTTGTCCCGTTTGCACCATCTGCACCTTTAGGAATCCAAACTTCCCATTGTGCAGTGTTTCCAACTGGATCTCCAAGTTGTCCACTTGCTTTAGCAAGATAGAGTTGTCCGTCTGATCCTCTAACTACTGCAATATCTGGAACGTATCCGCTATTTGGATTATAGTTTCCTAAATAATAGATTCCAAAATCTGCACCATTAGTTCCATTAGTTCCATCTGTTCCATCTGCACCCTTTGCTGCAATCAAATCAAACTTAACTGTATTGGTTGGAAGTGTTCCAGCAGTTGTTACTGACTTTGTATAATAAAGTTGTCCTTGATAAACTACGACATCGCCAACTGCATAAGCAGCAGCAGGGTTATATGCACCTTGATATGACCATAGAGCAGGCGTTCCTGGCAAACCGTTTTGACCTGCTGGTCCTTGTGGACCTTGTGCTCCTGGAGCACCTTCGTCTCCCTTGTCTCCAACTGCGCCTGGCATCGGAACAATCTTAATAACTGCCATTATAGTGTACCCCCTGGTGTAATGTCGCCTAATACTTGTATGGTTCCAATTACAGGAGTCCAAACAGTGTCTTCAATTAGTTCTGGAATTGTTACTTGTAGATCAAATGGTAATTGAGCCACAACTGATGAGTATTTCAATCCCCAATTTTTTGTAACCGATGGGTAGGCTGTAATATCAACAAATCCTACTCCAGGCTCACATTCTAGGGCATCCAAAACGTTACCAGATTGATCATAAGCAGTTGCTCTAAAAGTCCATCCAGTAGTATCGTAATAGTCTATTTCATTATCCTCATAAAACTCTACTCTTAGAGTTCCAGTATCTCCTCTAACAACGCTCCATTGCATACTGACTGGGTCAGCACCAAATGCAAGTTGAGAGTGAATAGGCATACTCAGATTATACCATAAATAAAGACTAATACCTTGATTGGTGGGTATAGGACAAACCAAGGTATTAGCCAGTAATAAAATTATACCATAATAGGACAATCTGGACATGATATTTAAAGTTATCAAATTGTTATAATAGACAATGTCCGTTTTGTTACCATAAGTCTATTTTGACCATGTTAGGGATAGTGTATACTTTAAATATATAAGAAAAAAGAACTATCTTTATAGTTTTAAAAACTATCTTTATATATAATATATAAGTTATTTAGGTTTTGAAATATACTCTAAAAGAATATCATACATGTGGTCAAGTTTTTCTTTCATAACCTTGTGATCTTCTTTCATCCGATTTCTAGTTGCCTCGGCTTCGTTAATTCGAACTTCTAGTCTATTAATTTGATCTTTTACCGATGAGCCACCATTGGTTTTTAACTCACTCAGATAATGCTTAACAAGCCACTTGATTGCAAAGGCAATTGATGATACAATTGTAAGTATTGCTACAATTAGGGAAGCCCAGTCTTGGATTGTCATAACTATATTATTATAAGGGGTATTTTGCAAAAATGAAAACAGACATACTTAATACATTGGAGTATTCTAAGAATTTGATTATATCTCCTGACATGGATGGTTTTATGACCGCAAAATTACTAGAGCGTTTTAACGGTTCGCAAATAGTAGGCTCTTATGACAAAAATATTTTATGTCTCGCCGATGATATAGATCCGTCAGAATGTTTGTTCGTCGACTGCGATATGAATAGACAAGAGTTTGTATCTCTCGGCAATCATATGCGACTCTTGGAAGATAATATGTCCGTCGAGTCGTTTAATCCGAATGTGCACTTCGGCGTGGCGACATATAGCGACAAGTTTCCTTTCGCAACCGCTTTTTTGATAAGTTTCGCAACAGAGGTTGAAACCTCACCTGCAGACCTTATACGCATGGCCTTTGCTGATTCAACATTACGCAATATGGAAAAATACAGCAACAACATGCGAAACTGGTCTGATAGGATGGATCATCCTGCAGTACAGTACATAATGGACAATTCGGACATTGCAAAAAGAGATGATGCACAAGCAAGGTTTGACTATGTTGATCAATCATTTACATCAAAACGTTATGGCAAGACACGTTACATAGATACCCTTAACAACGCCCTACAAGGCCAGGGGATGAAGTTTAAACCACTTACCAAGGGTAAGAAGTACATATGCGACAAAGTTGGCATAGAAACCCTTATAAGGTATAATAGAGATATCATCTCTTATGCAGAGATATTTACAGGGGAGTATTCTGTAACTTACGACCAAGAAAAGGAATGGGCATGAAAAGACACGAAGTAATTGAAATTATGATCAATACAGTAAATGAGTACAATAGAAATTTAATGGCGCAATCCAATTTGAGCCAAGAAGAGATTACAAAAGGCATTGATGGGCAATATCCAGCGTTGCAGCATATGATGGGTTTGATATATGATGATCTTGAAGTTCAAGGCGTTTTTAAGTAAAATCTGAAAATTTATATACCGTCGAAGTTTAACAAACCTTATATTATGGTTTGCAAGAACATTCGGAGCAGCATGTATCTGAAAATAATTTGACAGCCAGGTTTAGTTCTTCTTGCCAAAACTTATCTCTTCCCATGTTGTCTGTTACTGGGAAAGGACTTGATTCAAATTGTGGATTACTTGGCTCTGGTCTGACTTCTAGGTCCCAGGAATTTTCTAGATTATCTAATATGCCCATAAGAATATTATACCCTATCCCGTCGAAATCTGAAAAATTTTGTAAAACCCAAATAGCCTAAAATCTGAATATTTTGTCCAGATGTATGATACACGTATTTAAAAATAAACACCAAAAAAGATAGTGAGCACATAACTCACTACCTCTCTTAGCATATCCTAATTATCTATTTAGTCCTATTGGCACTAAATGAATAGCACCCGTACGCCTATCCTGATTTACTTAGTATGGGCACCACCTTGCGATCTAAATAAGACTTCATTTTTTGAGTGTCTTTTGACTGTTTCAAATCTATGCTAGTAATACCTAAATCTCTAAATACTTTAGATGTTTCTACTACAATAGTCTTAGCGAAAGCAACACCTAAAAGTTTTAGACCTAAAGGAATTGCAACTACTGCACCTATTGTTAAAACTAACATCATAATAGCCATAAAGATAAGTGAGTACTGTACTACATTGGCAAACCATTCAAATGGTGCTGAAATAAAATCAAACATAGGGCTCCTTAGTCAGATGTAGTAAGTGATGATACAGGAGTGAGTGAGTCTAGGTAATCTTGGCGTACCTTAGACATAACCCTATCTATTTGTGCGTATGTATTAGCACAATCGTAGCAATAGGTCTCTGTGTTAATACCTAACATAAAGGCATCTGTTCCACTATAGACTAACTCTGTTGATGTGCAATTTCTAATTTGACATGTTCTCATTTATTTATCTCTTTTCTTTTGTGCATAAGCAGGGGTTGATTGTTATTTGCTTACCCTTTTGGGTAACGATTGCTAGTGTGCTACATTGTGAGCATAGGTATAGGTGCATTAGAATTCACTATCCTTATCTAGTATAGTAGGGATAAGTACTAGTATAGTGGATAGCACTGACAAGGCTACTATGATAATAGGTAGGCTCATTAGTTACACTCCTCACAAGGGCATAGTGGGAATTCTAATTCTTGCTTAATTCTATTAGCAAGTAGCATAACCTTGTTATAGGTATCTGCACTAGCACCTCTAAAAGATACTGTTTTTCCATCTACTACCATTTGAGCAGCAATGGCTATTTTTTGGTCTAGTGATAGACCCTTGTATGTATTTAATGTAGTCATTTAATGACCACCTTTCTTTTTATTAGTTAATAGGGGCTAAGTTTTATTTGCTTTAGATTTATTTGCTCTATTTCTAGAGGCTCACCCTAAAGGCTCAAACTTTTTTATTTAATTGTTATAGTAGTAATACTAGCAGACATTTCCCGTACTGTCTAGTATACTGACGAGTAGTCTCACTATTTGGAGCGTGAGGCTTGTGATTTAGGTCACTTATTTGCTATGCTCATCGAACAGATGTTCGCTTATTTGATAGGCTCATTGACCTTTATTTATCTCTATTTAATTTTTCTTATACTAGTATAATAACACATCTATCCTTAAAAGTCAAGTCCTAACACGGCGTGTCGTGTGTGATCTCCATCACAAGGGGCCGCCCCTACATACCACATATACACCCCCTATATAGCACCCCACCTATATAGGCGCCCCGTGTGGCGTACATCACATGTGTTCTACATCACAATGTCCGAATTGCCCTATTTATACCCTCCAATTTGTCAGACCCACCTGTTATACTTACTAGTATAAAGAAAGTTAAATAAAGGTTATTTAACAAGAAAGGAGTCAGAAATGACAAACTCAATCTTTGCAAGAGTCGCAACACTTAGCGACTACCCACAGGGGTTAATGAACCTCTGTCAATGTGGTCAGGTTGTTTTAGCACCTGCTACAATTCACGACATCTGCAAAACAGATGGCACTTGCTACCACTCACAATGTGGTCGTTCTCTCTAAGCAATTAGAGAAAACAAAAAAAACTTAATAAAATAAAATTAACTAATAAAAAAAAGAAAGGTTGTCAAAAATGATAACACTAGAAAATAAAAAGTGCGTAGAGCACAATCCAATGAAATCTGCTATCTCAGAAATTGGAGATGAGCAATTTACTTTCTGCCAAGATTGTGAAAATAACATTGAGCGTTGGTATGATGATACTGACCCAGAAAGACTACCTATGTGGTCAGATTGGAAAGTGTCAAAATAATGACTAAACTAATTTGTTGCTTTTGTGAAAAAGTCTATTCTAGCGAAACTAAGTTTTGCTTTTCTTGTAATGAATACAAAGGTCTAATGACCATAACTGAATTTGACCAATACTATGGAGAAAGGATTTACTCATAATGAAAACTAATTTTGAGATTGCACAAGAAATAAACACTCTTGCAAAAAAACACTATGGCGAAAGTGATTTCGCTTTTACTTGGGGTTGTGCCCAAGCACTATTAACTGTTCAGCAGTTAGAGTTAATTCTTGGAATGCTAAAAGAAAAGGAGGAAAACTAATGCCAGTATTTAATTTTGAGTTATTCGTTGATGTAGAAGCAGATGATTTTGAGTCTGCTTATTCTTGGCTAAAGGCTATGCCACTAGAAAGACAATTAGACTTTCATGTTATTGACTATAGAGAAATTGAGGTTGAATAAATGATTGACTTTTTTGTAAATGGTAATGCTTTGTTTTGGTTCTCTATGATCTGCTTAGGCTATGGGTTTTATTTATTTATAACTGAATAAATAAATTCCGTGCAAAAGTGGGGGCGCCCTGTGTGACGCATCTCACACCGAAAATGTCCGTTTTGTCCGTGTCTAAATTTGACTTTTGGGGCTTGGCCTGCTATACTTCTAGTATAAGAAAAATTAAATAAGGACAAATTGGCTAATGAGCCTAAGCAAATAAATGTGACCAGTATCACAGTGAGCCTTAGCGAATAAGTAGCCAAAATGTCAGCCCCCAATGATAGGATAGTCTTATCAACTTAACGAAAGGAAGTCTATAAATGACTTACACTATAACACTAGAAACCTTTAATGGTTCTACTAAAAAAATCGCTATGCCCTCAAAAGGTGCAGTAGCACAATTCATCTCAACTTATCCAACACAATTACCTGTTGGCGTATCTGTCAAGGTTGCTTGCGATACTCTCGGAATTAGTGGCACACTTCGTGGCACTCTTACACCATCAAACTCAAACTAAGAATAGGAAAACTAAAATAATGGTAAAAGTAAATCACTCTCTAAATTTCGTTACAGAATTTGACGAAACACATCCAATCGCTAAGCAAGCACTATCTATCCCTCACTCAGATTTAGTTGCAATGCTTGAAGGTATGCTAAAAGATTTAGTGGTGCCTGCACTTGCTTCAACACTTGAAGAAATAAATGCTCGTGGGTCCTATGCAATTCTAAAGGTGGCCGAATAATGATGACTCGTAAAGACTATGTAAAGGTTGCCGAAATTCTTAGCAACTATTTTGCTACATCTGTTTTTGATGAGCAAGGAGAAATGCTATTCGCTGATTTAGTGGATGAATTTTCTTTAATGTTTGAAACAGATAATCCAAGATTTGACGCAAATAGATTTGCGATTGCTTGCTATAAAGAATTAGCAAACTCATAAAATAAAAATCCTGAGCAAGATCTAAAACTGCTCCCAATTTTTTGGGGCGCCCCGTTCGGGCGTGTCGCCACGCTGTGAGATTTATCACACCATTTGAGCGTCTCACTATTTGGACTTACTGCCTAGTAACTTGATAATTTATGTCTAATAGGCTAGACTTACAGAGTAAGAAAAATAAATAACAAAGATTTGTCAGACCCTTATGGTAGGATAGATTTAATAACAAAAAGAAAGAGGTTGGCAAATGTCAGCAAATGTCTATACAATAGAAAACCTACTTGTAGGAACACAGTATCGTTCCCGTACTTTAACGGGAGAAATAATCTCAGCAGAAAAACACCCTAACGCAGTTTGGTATAAGGATTGCGAAAGTTATCTTGTTGAGGTACGACCTAGCAATTTTGGAAAAGTTACTTGCCGTACAGTAGCAGTAAAGGTACAGGATAACTAATGGGAGTAATGAAAGAATTGCACTTAGAAATAACTACTTGCGACCTATGCTATGGCACAGGTTGGCTACACTTTGGAAATAGTTTAGACTATGATACAGAAAATTGCGATTGCAACCCACACCAATTATTTATCACTAAGGAGAATTACTAATGAATAATGAATACCTATACTCAGTAACTACTACCAACGATAGTGAGGCTAAGCCTAATTGGGTTGGTCGTTACTCAGATGCTTTATCTGCCGTTGAAGTTTATCAAAGATTTACAGACCACGGAATGGCTAATGAATTCCGTACAGTTAATCTATCAGAGCCAAGTGGCAAGATGCATACAAAGATTTTGTATCGCAGTGGAATTGTAGGAGGTAAGTAAATGGGATCAGTTACAGCGTTGGGCATACAGGATACAGTCTTAGATTTAGAAACTCAGATTGCTTATCACTTACAGGGTAATCACTATCCACCAGTTCCACTATCTATGGTGCAACCTTGCATTGATGCTATTGATGCATACTATGATGAGGACTATGATAAGTTTATTGCTATGCCTGAAGGCGTATTCTATAAGGGAATGAGTCACGCACCAGCACACGCAATAATTGACCAACACCACTTATCTTTTTGGCTTCCAGAAAATGAGGGGTGAGTAAATGTCTGATACAATGATTGCTATGGATTTAATACACGCAGATAATTTAGCACCAGATCAAATAATGCTTGGTGATTTAATTAAAATAAATGATGACATTGTTGAAGTTATTTTTGTTGAGTCTGATTCAACGGGTGATAACTATGACATACAAACCGAAAACGAATTTGGTGAAAAAGAAATTGTGCAATTTGCTTACACTGATTTAATTCCGTTGTATGTTTTTATTCAAGATGATGAATAAACAAGTACCCTGAAAAGTGGGGGCGGTCCCTGTGGATAACCCTGTGGATAACTCTTGTGACCCTTATCACAAAAATACTTTTCCGACACGCCCGAAAAACACCCTAAAATGTCAGACCCCCGTGGTAGACTTTCAGTATAAAGAAAGTGAGAAACTCTCACTAAAACGAAAGGAGTTATCAAAATGATGACTTACTCAATAAATGTAAATGAACTACTATGGTGCGATAAATGCACTAACGAAGTAGTTTCTATTGACGGCGAGGAGCAGGGTCCAATCTGCCCTACTTGCCAAACAGGTTTCTACCTAGAAACTCTGTAAGAGAATTAACTAAAAGAAAGGTTCATAATAAATGGATACTTATAACAGAATACTAAAAGAGCAACAAGAAAAAAGAATTGCTCAATCAATAAAAGATAAGGCAGTTATTGAGGCTATGTTCTCCAATAATAGGCGTCCCCTTAATAATAATCACGAACTAAAGAAAGTAGAAAACTAATGTCACTATCACTAATAAATAAAACCAATGTTGGCAAACTATTCATTGCTAACGATACAAACTATCTTGTAAAAGAGGTTCACTATGTAAATGATGAGTTGGAGTCAATCACTGCCACACTTGTTAACTCTAATGGAGATGAGGTCTACTTCAATGGTGGATACTCTCAATGGTTTGAGGGGTTGGTTAAGTAATGAAAACACTACAAGAAAAACTTGATGCAGTAGCATTAGAATTAGAACCAGTACTTTGGGAACTATTAGATGAAATAGAAAAAGAATAAAACCAATTTTGCAGATCTAAAAATCTGCAAATTTTGGACCGCCCCGTTCGGGTGTGTCTGGGGATAACCTGTGGATAACTTTAATCTACTCACGAGTAACCTATATATAATTTCTTTAAGAAGAAGTATTTATTTTCCCCGAATTTTGGCTGCGGAAAAATTTTTGTGATTTTAATCACATGATCCAGATTTGACATTTTTAGTGGATGTATGTTAGTATTGCTATATGAAGAAAACAGATGAGGAATTACGCAGGCTTATGGAACTACGCCGTAGCAATGCTGCCTCTGCCGTGCCTTCAAAGAAAGCCTACAACCGTAGGAAATGTCAGTCCGAACTGATAGAATTAAAGAAATACAAAGGAGACCCTCTATGACCTACGAAAACGATGAACTATACGATGAGTATTACTCAACTGTATGCCCTACCTGTAAAGAAAACTCTGTAGATGAGTATGAAGATAAGTGTACTCATTGCTTGCTAGAAGAAATGTCTATTACCTATAACGAAGACATTGCTCTAGAGATGAGTCTCGGACTTGACTACTAATACACTTAAAAGATCTAATGATAGAAAGGTGGCTAACCTTGTCACAAAAAATGGAAAGCAAGCAGCAATTGCAAATACCTTCGGCCTACCTGCTGGAAAGGCTTTCTCGTGCCCTGGTGCCACTAGCGTATGTGAAAGCGTATGCTACGCAGGAAAACTTGAAAAGTTATTCAAGGGAGTAAAGGCTAACCTATTACACAATTGGGCCCTGCTTAAAGATTCAGATCAATTAACTATGGAGACATTGTTAACTGAGATGATTAACGAATTTCGTGCAGACTGTGTAAAGAAAAATGCCCCTATGCTATTCCGCATTCACTGGGACGGAGATTTCTTTAACGATGACTATACGCATGCCTGGAAGAGTGTAATCAACAATAATCCTGATATTCAATTTTGGGTATACACACGAGTGAAGTCTGCTGCTCTCATTCTTAAGGATGTATCTAATCTATCATTGTATTTTTCTGCTGATAGTGAGAATGTTAAGACTGCCGTTGATCTAAAAATTAATAGTGGTGTGCGTATGGCATACCTTGCTAAGAATTTTGCTATTGGCCAGGCAGATGTAAAAGAAATGGTTGGACGACCTGCTGCTAAGTGTCCTGAAAATAATAAACAGATTCCACTTATCTCAACTAATGGCTCGGCTTGCGTTTCTTGCTCACTTTGTGTATACTCTAAGAGTGATATCATATTTAGTGCGAGTAAAAAGTAAATGAGTCCTTGGTTCTATTTACTAATGATGTTAATTATTCTATTATCTCTTAGTGGTAGTTCTGGTAGTTGACTAAGTCCCCTGCCAAAAATGCAGGGCGCCCCCCCAAAAATCCGATTTGTCAAGTTACGACACGCATAAAAAATGTGATTAAGGACACACCAAAAAATGTCCCCAAAATTGGTATTTCTGACATTTTTCTGCTAAAATTATACTATAAGCAATTAACCCCCACAACGAAAGGCAAGACCCAATGACACTACACGGATACACTTACCAAATCGGTGATTTATTCACAACAAGCAAGACAGGCGTTACAGGTCGTATCGCAGGCTTTGAGCCAATGTCTAATAAGGTTACTAGAGTTTCTCTCGTCCTAGCAAATGGCTCACGCCGTCTGGCTATGGTCAAGACCTCTAAGTAATCTCAAAATGTGAGAAATGTCAGAAATGGATTTGACATTTTTACAGGCAAAATGTTATACTTAGGTATAACCAAATAACAACCCTCTAACAGAAAAGGAAATACAATGTCAGTAGCAACAGCAACATACAAAATCGGAGACCTCTACACAACACAGAAGTCAAAGGTAACAGGAACAATCACAGAAATCACACCTAACCCAAATGGTCAAAGTGTTCGTGTTAAGTTAGATGTCAATGGGGCAACTCGTTACACAACTTGGACGGCTAAGTAGTCTAACTACTAAGTGCCTAGCGTACAGGCACTATAAATAAGTGGCGTGACCTATCCTGAGCAAGATACAAAAAGGCTCAACTTGTCAGACCTACCCCCTATACTATAAATAACCCAAACAGAAAAGAGAAACCCAATGGCACGACAGAAAGCAATCTCAGTAAAGATAGCAACACCAAAAGTAATCAAGGCACTAGAAACTCGCCTAGCAAAACTAGAACTTGATTGGACTAATCAAGAAAGCAACGAAGCAAAGTTTCAGAAGCAATTTGATAAGTGGAAAAAGGAAGTGCAGGACTATGCTATTGCCAACATCAAGAAGGCAGAAAACTTCCGTACCAACTATCGTTCTTGGAACAATAGCCTTAACATTGACTTTGACCTAACAGTATCAGAGAAGGACTTGCCTAAAGAGCCTGAGAAGGACTACGAAGTTCTACACAGACACTCATACAATGAGATGAAAGAGGAACTATCAAACGCTATTCGTATTCTAAAGATGACAGATGAGGAAACAGTTAGCACAAGCACTTACAATGCTATTGCTCGTTACCTATAATTAGGGTAGGAGGCTCAGAGCCTCTCCTAACTCTCCTGAGTATGAGATAAAACTGCTCACACAATTAAATAATTGGGAGTGGGTTTCAAACTAACCTAGGTGCCTACTCTCTTTAATTCGCCAGGCTGATTAGGGCGATCATAGAAATACTATAGAGCAAGGCTACTGCAGGCCTAAAGAAGCAGACATCCTGAGCAGGATCCAAAAAGGCTCACCCGCAAGGGTCCTTGACAAATGTCAGTGGCCAGTAGTATAATTAAATTAACCAACAAACAGAAAGAGGCCCCCAATGGACCAACCAGTAATAGATAATCACTATATGACACGAGAGTTTTTAGAAACAACTCTTGTACAAAACAAAGAACGCATTCAACAACTTGAGGAGCACATTCAAAAAGTAACTCAGCGTTCATATGCAGATTCTGCAGATAAGAATCGTATGGTTGAAGCAATGCAAGAGTGGACCCTCAACGCATTAGAAGAGCGTGAGATATCAGAAACAAATGCAGAAGAAATTGCAGACATTTGCGGCTTTGAGTTAACAAAAGAATTTGAAGTTGAAGTCACAGTTATGTATTCGGTAACAGTTAATGCTCGTGATGAAGAGTCTGCACAAAATGCAATTCACGATATTGATTTTGACACTGTCAGTTACAACTCAGATAATATTTCTTGGTTGTCATCCTCAATTGACAGAATAGATATTTAGTAGGGGGCTACTAATACAAACCTGAGTATGTTTTTAAACTGCTCCTCTCTCCCCTGAAAATTTTGGGGGCGCCCCGTCAAGCCGACACGCCGTAGGCTGGCTGTGATCTTCACCACAATGTCCGATTTATCCATATCTAACTATCCCGATTTGCATATGTCAGTCAGTCCTGCTATACTTGAAATATCAACACAACAGAAAGAAGGAAAATATCGTGGCTCACGATTTAGAAACACAAAACGGCAAGGCATCATTCGCATCATTCCGTGAACCTGCTTGGCACGGATTGGGTACTGTATTCACAGAAGAAAAAACAACATCAGAAATGCTATCATTGGCAAATCTTGATGGGTGGAATGTTCGTCTGGAAGATTTGGAAACCCCTACACATTTAACAAGCGACAAGAATTACCAATATGTCTTGCGTACAAATCCTACCGACAACTCTCAGACCGACATTCTTGGTGTCGTTGGTGAGCGTTATCACCCAATGCAGAATGAAGATTTATTTTCATTTGGTGATAACATTCTTGATGGTGGTGGTCGTTGGGAGACTGCTGGTTCAATCAAGGGTGGTCGTGTTGTATTCGGTGCATTAGCACTAGAGCGTGAAACAATTCTTGACCCTAATGGTGTTGCAGATAAGGTAAAGACTTATTTGCTCATCAACACATCACACGATGGCTCAATCGCTATTCAAGCAAGCATTACACCTGTTCGTGTAGTGTGTGCTAACACTCTAAATCTTGCACTTAACACAACACGCAAAAAGGGTGGCGTTAAGCAATCATTCAAGATTCGTCACACACAAACTGCAAGTGGCAAGGTTGCCGTTGCTCGTGAGACTCTTGGTCTTGCTCATAAGTATATGGATTCTTTTGATGTTATGGCTAACGCTATGATTCAACAGGAAGTTTCTGCTAAGATGTTTAACGACATCATTCTTGCTGCATACCCAAAGCCTGAAAAAGATTCTAAGGGTGCGTTCAAGAAGTGGGAAAACAAAGTAGATGTTATCAACGACATCTACACAGGCGAGTTTAACGGAATGATTGCTGGTAATGCGTGGGGTGCGTTTAATGCACTTACTGAACGCCTTGACTGGCATCGTTCTGCTCGTGGTGGTTCTAACGAATCCATTCTTGCATCTGCAAGTGGTTTTGACCCTGCTATCACAGCAGAAAAAAATCGCTTACTAAAAATTGTGCGTGAATTAACTAACGCATAAAAAATAATTCCTGAGCAAGAATAAAAACTGCTCGCAAGGTTCCATAGATCAATTGGTTAGATCGCTACCCTGTCACGGTAGAGGCTACGGGTTCAAGTCCCGTTGGAATCGCAAAAAAATGGGGCGCCCCTTGTGATCTAGGTCACATAACATTTTTAATAAAATAACTTTACGATAGGGTGATATTTTTCCCAGAATTTCTTTACGAAAGGAAAAAATTTTTCCCCAAACCTTCCATTTGTCAGACCCCTAGGCTATAATTAATATATGACGAAACAAGTGGCAATATATGAAATGAACTACTCCTGCTCTCCTGGTGGCATTGACTGTTGGGAAGCAACCATTCAAGGCTATGGCGAGAGCACCACTGCCTCTGACTTTAAGACTGCTGGAGAGGCCCTTAACTGGGTACTTGACAGACACCCTGACGAAATGCTAGAATTAGTAGTAACATCCCACCCAGCCTATGAAAAGGAATATGTATGACCCTAGAAACAGAAACCATAGAAGACCCAACACTATACGCAGATTACTATTCTTGCGACCTTGCTATCTCTATTACAAATATCAAGGCTAAGAATATACACCACGCAGAAGCCGTTATGCAAACCTTCATAGATGAGATTGGCAAGATAATGACTGATGAACTTAGTTGGGATGACGCTCAATGGGATATAGAGGAAAATGTGTTTATCCCTGAACTAGGTGAGTGGCATACAAAGTGAACACCATTGACGACCTAATCAATGAAATCTATGAAAGCAATTACTCTCACTTAGAGTTTGAGGAAAATATGGGTGGAGAGGCTTGCGACTGCCATATCCACACCACTCTTAATACTATCGCACATTACGCAGGGATTGAGGTAGACTAATGCCATTAGTAGGATATGAAGAAGTAGATGCACTAGATATGATCTTAGGTGTTCAATCTGTTATGATTACTGTTAATCCTGATGATGATCCTTGGCTTCACAATACCCTGTGGAAAACCAAAGACTTCCTTGAAGGACTAATGGCAGAGGGGTACTTCTAATTTGTCAGTGGCTACCTCTATAATTAATACATACCCCACAAACAAAGGATATAAATGAAAATAGAATCTCGTGAAATTACATATCGTCAAATCGTTGAGCAAATCTTCTTTGAGGACGGAACAGAGTTAGTAGTAACAACTGGCTGGCCTGAAGGTGGTGGAGACTTAGATGTCAAATTAGATTGGGTAGAAGGAGAAGAGCCTGAATGGGTAAAGGAGTATGTTCATAATGTGGAGTAGATATACATTTGTTTGCGACCCTGATGAATGCGATGCCCTGGTTGAGTTTACTGTCAGAGATGACTTTGGCTTTCCCCTGGGGGTAGTGGAAATGAAATGCCCTTGTGGTAGGATGTTAAACTATATTAGTTATGAAGAGGCTTACGCTCCGATCATTACAGATGTGAGCAAGGTCACACCCCGTACAGTTGTAAAAATCGACTCCAACCCCTATAATTAATATATGGACCTAAACACACTCAAAGAATATATAAAGATAACTATCATCTCTATGGAGCAAGACCTAGAGAACGAGGACGGTGCTGATAGCATTGTTCCTTACCTTGAAGGTGCTCTTCACATATCCCGTCACTATTTGTCAGTGGTAGAGGATATACTATAATTATGATGAACACGACCCTAGAACCAAGACTGCAGAAACTGATTGATATGGGAGAGTCAGGAACTGACATCCTACACGGTGAACTTAAAAACCTAATGCTGGAAGCCGAGACTGACTATATTGAGATTGAGACTGAAGAGCGTGAAGGTGGCTACTCAGACGCAATGCTCTCTATGGAAAGAACACGGGCTGAAGGAAGAATGGACGCTTTAGTAGAAGTCTATGCTCTTACATACCAACTGGCTTTTGCTATCAGTGACAGGATTAAGAACAATGGGTAACTTTATTGAGATGACTATGGAAGAGTGGGAAGCCACTTACAAGCCTATATATAATCATATAGACAGCAATGCTTCTTTTCAAGATGAATCAGGTCAAGGCATTATGTTTGAGACCTATGGTGATGAGGTAGAGTTTGTTAAGTCTCAATCCCCTGCCAATATCTGGATGTATGGTCAGGGTGACGACGGTGGCACCTATGTTTGGAATGGCTGGGGATTTGTAAATAGATTAGGATACTTCATCACTGAGGTACCGTGCCCTGATGGTCTGACCATTCAGGTACAGGTAGGAGAGCCTGACTTGACTTGTGATTTCTGTGGTGATATACTTGATGAAGAACTACCCCACGACCCACTATGCAAAGGAATAAGCGAATGACCGAATATGTATGCCCACGATGTTCAAATGTCTTTAATAACGATAATGATATAGACCTGTGGTTTATTGTAAATGCTGGCTATGTAGAAATGGGTGCTTGCACAAACTGTACCACCCCTGAAGAATTTAAGGTGATTGATAAAACTTGGAAAGATTATCGCAAATCAATAAAGGAGTCAAACAAATGAACGAATACAAAGTAGAGATCATCTTTGAGCCCACTGGTGATTATATGACATTTAGATACGAGGCCGAATCAGACAACGAGGCTGACCTCTGCAATGAGATTTTAAACCAACTATCAATTGTATCTTGGAAGGAAGAAGAGTAATGGGAGCACGTATACACTACGTATTCAAGGATGTTGAAGACGAGGCCTCTGTAGTACTCTACAGCCATTGGGGTGAGACGGAATGGCAACGGGACCTAGCAATGGCCCTGCAGCATTCAAAGCCTAGGTGGAGCGATGTTGCCTACTTCAACCGTATGATGATTAGTTATTTAATGCAAGATTCTATCTTAGATGAGACAGGGTTTGGTATTTATGCAATTGCTGGCAGCAACTTTGATTTAGGGGACACCACTGTCATTATTGATGTGTCTAAAGAGACTATAATTGATGACAATGGAAACGTTGTCTCGTGGCTAGACTTTATTAATGCATATGCCCCAAAAGTTTTAGTTGAGCAGATCTAGGGAGTGGGTCCCCTAGATTAATAAGGTGGGAAGGGCTGGCGTGGGGCTTGCCCTTCCCCCTACTTTTTGATACAATGGACTAGAGGAGATAACTATGGCTTATTCGGTCAGACGAACGGCAACCCACAACAAAGAAACAAGATTAGCAGAACAAATAGGAAAACTCCTGACGCAAGATTTTGCGGTAGACTTAGAGAGAGTAGGATACTACATAGTAAGAAACCTACCCTTGATTAACTACCACAGACTAGAGGTTTTGAGTTTGACATCTATGGAAGAGTATGATAAACTTATGTTAGAGATGAAAGGACCCGCAAATGGACTACGCAGATAAAACAGGACTACTAGGTCAACTATGGATTGACTATCGTGAGGATGAGAACTTCTCGCTATTTATGGAATACAACGACATTGGTTTGCCATTGTCCTATGTTGTGGCTGAAGGTTTGGTACCCGAACTAACACAACTTGGCGAGGACTATGTTGATGAAACTCTTGAGATGTTCTTTAAACTTCTTGAGATTTCAGAACAAGAGGTTGAGATGCTAGACAAGATTAACTTAGACTCAGTACTAGACCTAGCACACCAAAAGAAAAACACTCTAGAGTAATCTGGCCCCTTGGGGGGCGCCCCCTATTTTTCTATATGTCAAACCCCAAACCATATTTTCAAAAGATCATTACGAACGATCAAAAATTTTTCCCCAAACCTAGGGTATTACGATGAACGATTTCTTTTCCCCGTACCAAACCTTATACCATACAAACCATTATATGTCAAACCTTCATATCAGGTGTATAATGTATATATGACTCCAAGACACTTTGCTGAATATGCTAAAAGAGATCCTAAAGGATATAATGCATTCACAGATTCTGTGTGGAACTCTTTTGTTACTGTTACTCATAAGGTTGGTTTGTCTCCTTTCTTTTCATTTACCCCCGATTTTTTGGAGGGACTAAACGCAAAGCAGATTGGCAAGCAACTTGGCACAATTTACAACAAATCAATGACTGATGATCCTATTACTGGTACCTTTGCCGATGGCGAAATCCCAGGGGATCAAGACCAAACCCTATAACAAATAACCCCTATAGAATAACAAACCTTTTATCCTGGTTTCCTATAAATTGTATAAAGGTTTTTCAAAATAAGATTACGATATGGTTAAATTTCTCCCCAGTTTCGGGAGATTTTTTTATGTGGTTTTAAGGTTTGAAAGGACTTGACAAACCATTATATCTGTGATATCATCCGCTGCGAGGATATGAGGTTTGAAGGTTTGAGGTTTGGTGATGTGAGGTTTTGCCGCAAGACATTACGAACGCCTCTTTAAAAGGGCTCTATACTCCACTATCCTCCACTTCACTCCACTTCTAGAATGTCTAAATATATAATCAGTAAGATTATTATGTGGATAAACTTGTGGATAACTATGATATTTTATGCCTATTAGGTTGTGGATAACTGTTCATCTTGATGTGCTACAATGAATGAATGCTAACACTCATTCTAATACTAATCACCTGGTATGCTACTAAAGTTTACTACACTAAAAGCCTAACTATTGAAACAACCAAGGCTGATCCATCTATGGGTCATATCAGATGCTCTGGGTGCTCTCAAACCATCTATACCGATAAGGACAACTTTAGAGTTCCATTCTACTGTGTAGCCTGTGGATAACTATTTGATATACTTGATACATGTCAGAGTACAAACCAAACACCAAGATCAAAAACCCAACCTCAGAGTACTCTATAGTCACAATTCCTAGATCAGGCTCTCACTATCTTCAAGATAGGATTGAGCAGCATACAGGGGTATATGTTAAAAGAAGTCATGAGTTACAAAGTAACAAAATGATAACGATAATCAGAGATCCAATAGACTTCTTGTCTTCTTATGTGGCTATGGACGCTCTCTACTATAAAGGGGGAAGCCTTGATAGTTTTATATCATCGCCAAAGAGTTTTTGTTTTTCTGATTGGTTTAGTGATAATGATATGGAGATTGTCGACAACTTTGACATCATAGTAAAGTATGAATCTCTGATAAACTCACCACTTGAGACAGTAAAAAAGATAGCAGAGAAAATGTCAATTGAGGTAATTGAAGATAGATACAAAAATAACGTTGTAGATCAACCATATAGAAACCACTTAGTATCTAGTAAAAATGTCAATGGCTATGACACAATAAGACAAATAATAGAACAACAAGACCTTACAAGGACATATGATATTTACAATAAGTTCTTGTCTAAGGCCATATAGCCCTATAAAACCACGGTATATAAACATTACGATACACCAGACACCTCCCCATATGGTGGATATCTGCTATACTAGACAAGAGTAGTTCGGGTTCGTATAATGGTCGTACTCCAGGTTCCGAACCTGACAATGAAGGTCCGATTCCTTCACCCGAAGCATTGTTTATACTGGGGATTATGATCCTCTTTTGACATCTCCCGCAAAATTTGCTATACTTGATATATGACCAATGAAGAAATATCAGAGTTGCTAAACAAGGAATCCTATAGGGTTTGGGATACTGCTAGGGTTATCAAGAACCAAGACTACCATGATGGATTGGTTAAGGGACTTAAGATGGCTGCTAAGTTTGTCGCCAAACTATAGTGTACTCTAACTGTGGAACCTATGCTGGTTATCGCAAACACCATAACCATAAGACTAAACCATGTGTTGAGTGTTTGGCTGCATCCAGTGTGTACAATAGATTACGATATGCCAAGAATAATCGTGCTCATGTGACGGCCAAGTATCGTGCCTCAAACCTTGATAAGGTGAGAGGTCGGGAACGCTCTAAGAATAGAAGACGCAGAGCAAAGATTACGAACGACTATAACGAACTCCAGGTTATATCTGTATATGGGATTGATTGCTACTTATGTGGATTAGAGATTGACTTTATGGCTCCCCGAAAATGTGGGATAGAAGGCTGGGAGCAGGGTTTGCATATTGATCATGTTGTTCCTATTGCAAAGGGTGGCTCAGATACCTTGCAGAACGTCAGACCAGCACATGCTTTATGTAATTTAAGAAAGTGGGCAAACATATGATCAACATGGAAATCCCTGATCCATTCCAAACCTTTGTAGCCAAGAAATATGCCAATGCTAAGGGCTATGTTCATGACTGGTTTAGCGGTGAATGGTCTTATAGGTGTAGTACTTGTAAGGAAGATCTTTCTGGTCCATCCCGCAAAATATTGACAAAGATTAGACTTTATCATACAAGAAATGAGTGCTTAGGTGGCTACTAAGAAATGTGACCACACATGGTATATGAGAGAAAAAGGCATTACCTGTACAAAATGTCTAATGATTTGGGAGAGTGATGAGGATATTAATCTGTCCAATTTGTAAGAAGGAATGGGATTTAAGATGGGGTGTCTTTGCTCATGACTCCCTTGCTAGGCATATGAAGGCTACTCACCGATAGTGCCCGTCTAGGGCATAGGGAGGTTTACTACTTCTATTTTGCGCCGAACTTAAAAGAGTGTATGATAAAATATATCCGTGAACAAACTAGAGTCGTCGTATAGTAAATTTATGGGATACAAGATAGCATGCACCCAATGCGACGAACTTCACCTTAAACCAAGTGATGAACCATTTGTCTGCTTTAACTGCCTTTCCGATTGATGGTATAATAGTTATATGGCATACATGATAAACAATAAATCCGTTGGAAATGATCCTTGGTCAATCGAAAGAACTGAGTCGTATCATAAATTTTTAAATAAATTGGGAAACTCTGCAGAAAACATTATAACTATTCCTAATTTTTTAACAAAAGAAGAAATATCTTATTTGATGGAAGGATTAGACGAGAGAGCCTCTCATCGTTTTGTTTCTCAAAAGGGTCCTAACGGAGAGCCATTAACTTACATGCATAAGTATGATGGTCTGCCTGATATTTACAACATTATAAGCAGAGTTAAAAATGAAATAATAAAAGCATATAGTCTAGAGGATATCAATATAGTAGAAAAAGAAGACTTCTTGGGTGTTGTTCACTGGGAGACTGGATCTTACTTAAATGTTCATGTGGATGATCTTGGCTATGTAACAGAAAATCATTTGCCAATTATTATTTATTTAAATGATAACTATGAGGGTGGAGAGATTAAATTTGAAACACATAATCTTTCTATTAAGCCAAAGACTGGTGATTTAGTTGTATTCCCTGGAAATTTGCACTACGCTCATGAGGTTACAAAAATTTTGTCTGGCGATAGATACACACTGCCAATTTGGTTTACGATAGTAGAAGATTGATGGATAGCACAAAAAAAAGAAAACTACTAGATGGGTCTGAAGTAGATGATTACGATTATCCAATAGACTTAATACTACATACAAGGGCTCCTGCAAAATGGAAGTTGATCGATCTTGAAACTGGTCAAGAGTATCTTGGTTCAGAAATATCTCATGAAACATTTGGAGAACTTTTAAGAAGTAAAGTAGCAAAGGCTAAGATAGGATCTTGGTTTAAAACAAAAGGAAGAGTAATAAAAAATGGATAACCAAAAAAAGCCTATAACATTTCACTGGATGTGGAGAAGACACTGGCAGATAAATGACAGTATTGAAAACCTAGACCTTAAAGGAATTCTTGGCATGGCACAAGAACTAGATGGTGCTAATGTAAAATCTGTTTTGCTTCCTTATGGTCCAGGAGGAATTGACTTTTCTTTGGTTATACAAGAAGCATTACAAAAAACAAACCAACTAATAATGACAATTGCACTGCCAGCATACGGAACAAGCCCTGATTATGCTGCTAAAATTGTTGACACATTAAATAAATTTGCCCCTGGCAGAATTGGGGTAAACCTTGTTGCTGGAAGATGGGGAGACGAAGGTAATGGTCATTCTGAAAAAATAGTTATAGATCATTACATGCATGACCCATCACTGATAGATACCCTTGAAAAAAGAGTAGGTATTTCTGCAGTTTGGATGGATAAGATGATGGCTTTAATGGAAGCCCATCAGCACAAGACTCATATGGCAGTTGTTGGCTCATCAGACACAACGATTGGAATAGCAAACAAACATTGTGAATATATATATGTCGATGATAATTTATTGTTTAGAGATCAGTTTAAAAAGATTGATCTAGATAAGGTAAAGCCAATAGTTATTATTGACCCACTTATTATGAATCATCCAGACGATGAAAAGCATGTCAAGTATGATAAAAATGCACCAGTTAGGCAACAGCATCATTTAATAAAAGGCTCAATGATTGATGTTGTTGCACAAATAAGAAATCTATCTGAGCAGTTTGGAGTTTATGACTTTATGATTCATACTGATCAAGAAGATATTAGCGGATTACTGGAACTAGTAAAAAACTTTAATGATATCGTAGTGCCTGAAGGAAATGTCATTGGATACTCTGACCTAACAGTGCAAAACTTTAATAATATTGGAAGTGATCCTAGGAATATAAAGGTATTTAATAATTACTTAAGCAAAGAAGAATGTGAT